CATTAATTTGAGATGTTTCCCTTTTGATTTTATCTTTATTATTATTCTGTCTATACCAGCTTATATAATAGATAATAGTTTTCTCAGCTAATGTTCCAAAACAATTTCCATTATTAACATCATGAAATTTATAAGCATCCCATAGTCCCCAAATTCCAATTTGATATAAATCATCAAATTCATATTTGAATATCCATTTGTTTATAAGTTTAATAACTAATCCCTTGTATTTTTCTAAAATTTCATCATATGTTAAATTTACTACTTCATTTTTACTTATTCTAATTAACTTTTTATCCATAACATTCGCCTTCTGTTAATAATAAAACCTTCATTTGTGCTTATATTAATTTACAAATGAAGGTATATCGTGCTGGTTAGAGATTGTAAAAGGAAGGTATACCTCACTTTCTAAAATTTATTTAAAAAGAACCAGCACGTTGATTCATATAATCCTTTAATGTGCTACGGAAAACTCAAATTTTTAATGTTCTACGCTAATTAACATAATTGTTTATAATCTTTATACATCAAACACATCAGTTATTTCATAATCACTAAAGTCTTTATTTTTAGCATTTTCACTATATTTAAGTGCAAATTCTAGTTGTCCATTAACTGCTTCATATATATCAAGTAACATGTTATGGTATTGTTTGAAATTTACAAATTCAATATCTACTCCTGAGTCTAATGATCTTAACATTTCATTAGCATTGTGTAATCCAAATCCAGTTGTTAGCACTTGATTATAGAAAATTAAGCTTCCTTTATGTGGTCCATTAATTATCTTGAACCAAATACTTAACATTGGATCACCTTTTTTAGATTTCTTAAGTTCCATTTTATTTATTTCAACTTCATAAGTTCCATGAGGTACAGTTTCAAAATTACCACTATTTTCAGCAGCATCTTTAGCATCTTTTGCTAACCCTTCAGTATCTATTTTTTCGTCAAATTCATCCCATATTTCTTTAGCCATTTTTATATTCTCCTTCGTATTTTCATATATTTGAGGGATGCCATAAATCCCTCACAAACCATATTTAACTATGCTCTTGCAGATCTTCTTGTTCTTCTATGTGGTTTTTCTTCCTCTTTAGACTCTTCAGCTTCCACTGGAGTTTCATCATTCACTTCATCCTTAACAGTTTCTTCAATAGATTCATCTGTTTTAGATGCTCTATGTCTTCTAGTTCTTGGTTTTTCTTCAACTTCTGAATTATCTTCTACTTTATCCTCTGTTTTATTATCAACAGGAGTTTCATTTTCTGTTGATTCTTCTTGTTCTTCTGCTTGAGTTTCTTCTACCTTATCTTCAGCTTTATGTCTACTTCTTCTAATTGGTTTATCCTCTGCTTTAGTTACAGTTTTTTCAGCTTTACCACTATTAGCTTCACCATAAACTTCCATTAATGCTTCCCAACTTAAAGGAATGCTTGTCTTACTTATTCCTTTTAATCTTCCACCACCAAATATAACTTCATTAGTCTTAAAATTAAGTGTTCTAGTATCATCATCTTCAACAACTACTCTAGCAACTATATCAACCATACCGGCTATTTTATTTGCAATAGCATCTTGAATATTAGGTGCGATTCTTGTAATATTTTGACCATTCTTCTTAGTTATATCTTTACTCACATCTTCATGAGATACAACAACTAAGTTTTCATAATCAAGATTGAAGAATCTTCTCATGGTGCTTAAATATTCAGTTTTGATAATATCCCATCCTTTACCAAAACCACTATCAGATTCATGTTGGATTCCTAACTCATCATATTTGTATAATCTGCACATTTCTCTTGTATCTTCCAACAAGTCCACTATGATTGTTTTAAAATCATTCTGCTTTTTCTCAAGCTCTGCAATAGCTTCTTTAAATACCTCCCATGCAAACTTTCTTTCAGTAATTCTACCATTGACAGTAACTTCATCTTTAATTGCAAGATATGGCATTGTAACAAATTCAATGTTTCCATCAGTGTTTAAGTTTAGTGGATTTGGAGCATCATCTAGCATCGTTGTCTTTCCACTAAATGCTGGACCATAAATCCATAATTTCCTCTTTGTAGTTTTTGTAATATCTCTTCTTTCAGTGCTTGGTAATAACATATAATCTTCTCCTTTAATACAATAATTTTGATATTCACACCAACTGCATAAATTAGTTGGATTTTTCTTAAACTCACTATCTTCAGTAATATTTATTATGTCATTCATCCATGCTGCAACTTTTTCAGCATTATATTGAACTTCCATTATTTTAATTTTTGAATTTTTCAACTCATTATTTAATCTACATCTGAATTTATATAAGTCTTCCTCCTGTTTCTGTCTTATAGAAATCTTAGGAATAAATATAAATTCTAACTTTCTAACTTTAAATCCTATCTGCTCCAGGAAGTATTTATATAAATGTAATTGTGGTGATTCTGAATAATGTTCATAATTGTTACTGTACTTATAATCAAATACGTCAACTGTACCATCTTCATTTCTAGTTATCAAATCTACTATTCCAATGAATCTATCTGTATTTATCATGAATTCCCTTTTGTAAACATTGACTCCAGCTAATATTTCATGAATTTTAGGTATTAAATATTCAAATTTCATAGTTTCATTAACATGTAAATCCGATATTATTGGATAATTACTATAGTAAAATTCCAATGCTGTTTTTAAATCTGTTTCAGCACCTTTATGAATTGTGTTACCACATATTAATGCATCATTAGGCTCAGGTGCTGGAATAGTTTTTACACGATCCACATAACGTAATTTATATTGATAAGGACAATTATTATGACATTCTACTCTGGAATGAGAATATCTAGTCATTTAATCACTCCTTATTCATATTTTAAAATAACTGCATTTTCATCACAATTATCTGATAAATCTATTTGCATATATCCTATAATATTAAATGCTTCACGCAGTGAATCATCTTCGCACATCACTTTAACGGGTAAATCCTGATTAAATGATTTTAATTTTTCAATTAATTCTTTTACAGTCATATCTCTTACCCCTCCACATTAAAATTAACTTCTAGCATCTTACGACTTGCTAAGTAATCACATAAATGAGTAAACTTCTGCATTTCAGTTTCAGGCTTTGGAAGTACTTCTTTTTTAGTTTTATAATCTGTATTCCATTCACCCATATGAGATTTAATACAATTACTAATATCTTCCCAAAGATACCCATCCTCCATAAGGTCTAATACCTCATCTGGAAGAGTGTCTTCATCAACTGTATAATACTTATCCTCTATATACTTAACTACTTCTAATGGATGTGTAGTAGTTGTATATCCTGTGCCTATTGCTCCTTGTTTAACTCCATCGTGTAGTAATAAACTTACTCGAATTATATCCTGCTCTTCATCTGTGAAGTTTTGTATACTATGATTATTAAATAACTCATTAGCAATTCTTACTGCTGCAATTGTATGCCTTACTAATCCACCATCACCTAATGCATATTGAGGATGATATTTACCAGTACTTGAAGCTGGTACATGATAAAAATAATCAGGTAACATACTTAATGCCCATTCAGCAAATACTCTCATTTGTTCTGAATTAATTGTGCTTAATTCACTTTTAAAATCATACTTTGGTTTCTCATAATTAATATCAACATTTTTATCAATCTTAAGATCATCACCAAACAATGCTATTAAATTTTTAATTTCCCATTGTGGTACTTCCCAAGCTTTTACATCTGAAAGATATTTTCTAGCTGTTAAAGTTTTAATTTTAGCAACTATATCTGCATCATAATCAAAACTAACTACAAGAACATCTTTGACTTTTTTTACTTCAATCATTACAATACCTCCCTTACATTTATAAAATGAACTTTAATGTTCTTTGTTAAGTCTTTCATATCTATATGATTTACTCTTCCTTTGTTAACATCATCTACAGTTTCAACAACTGCATCTTTAACTAAACCTTCTCTTTGAAAGTCAACGAAATTTGCTTTACCGTTAGCTCCTTCATACTCACTTACATTATTCTCTTCAAGTAAGTATGTTAATTCAGCTTTGTCAGAATCAAGTTCATCTTGTAAATTTCTAATTTTTTCTTTAGTGTCTAAAATTCTGTCGATTAACTCATCAGCATTTTCATTCCACTTTTCTTTTTTCATTTACCTTTCCTCCTTAACTTTTTCATCTATAACTTTATTTATATTTTCAATATTATGAACATCAGCTTCATTTAACCTTTTAAGTCTTCTCTTTTCATAGTAATCATTGATAACCCTGCTCATAAATTCATTTTTGCTCAACTTTTTTCGCATAACTCTTTCAGCTCCTTTTTGAGCCTTTCAAAATCTTTAGGATAAACTATACAAGCATATCCATTTGCTTGATGTATGAGCCTTATATTACGTTCTTGTAAAGCACTAGCATGTCCATTAGGT